CGGCACCGTCGTCGTGGCGATGTGAGCGAAGTTGTCCTCGGCCTGCTCGTTGCTCACCTGCACGAGGCGCATCCCCGAGTTGCCGTCGATCACCGAGTACAGCCCGTTCGGATCGCAGTCGGGGGGCAGGACGACATCGGGGTCGCCGATGCGCGCCGCGCTCCAGCGCTTCTCGAGGAACGGCCAGGCGTTCTCCATCGAGATCATCCGCGTGTACGCCTCGGCGAGGTAGGCATCGAGCATCGGGTCAGGGAGCTCCTCGATGTCCATGTCCAGCTGCATACGGATGTAGTCGCGCAGCGACTGAAGGTTCACTCGTCACCGAGCCGATCAGGGCGACCCTGGCCGGGCGAGTGGAACACGCACAGGTCGGTACCGCGAATGGGGCGGGCCTTACAGGTGTCGCCCTTGGCCTTGCAGAATGGCTCACGCTGGCGCAGCGGCGGGATGTAGGGAGCGGTCGACCACGGCGACAGCGTGCCCGCCACGGCGTTCTCGCGCATCGACCCGGCGCGGCCACCGACGAGCTCGTCGGCGGTGATCATCGCCGCGTCGGCGTTCTGCGTGACCCCGTACGGGGAGATGTCGTCGCTCATCGGTTCTCCTTGCTGAGTGGGGGCGGGCAGCGACCGACGAAGGAGGTTGCCCACCCCCACGTTGTCACGGCGCGGCGACGATGCCGGTCAGCTTGAAGTGCCGACGACGCTGACGCGTGGTCAGGTTGCCGTACGCCGTGATGAACGAGTACCGGGCATCGACGGCGGAGGCGAGTCCGCTGGTGGCATGGGCCGAGGCGATCGACTCTGACAGCCCCTTGGAGAACGGGGTCTGGGCGAAGAACCGGCTGGAGTGGAACACCAGCCCGACGTACTTCGAGTTGATCCCGTACATCACGCCTGCCGGGCAGTCGAAGTCCCAGTAGACGGGGGTCTGCTTGAACAGCAGGTTCATGAAGCCGAGATTCGCCGACTTGGTGTCGGTGTAGCGGACCTGCGGGGTCAGCGTCGACTCGTAGAACTCGTAGACGCCCTGGCCGGTGAAGAGGGCATCGACGCGGTCCGAGCCCGAGTCCGAGCTCGAGTGGTAGGCCGCTGACATCGCCCGCTCCAGGCCGGTGGCGTCGACGGTGCCGACGGCGGTCTCGATCGCCTTCCAGAACTCACTGCCGGAGGTGGCCGGGTTGATCCCGCCGATCGCCCCGGTCGAGTCGATGATGGCGTCGAGGGAGAGGAAGTCCTTCGTCGCGTCGGGGGCCGACTGGGTGCCGTAGAGCATCTTGCTCATCCGGTTCTTGAGCGTCTCCTCGGCCTGCATCACCTTGGCTTCGAGCAGGCTGAGCACCTGCTCCTTGCCGTTGTTGATCGCCTCTTCGAGGCCGGAGATGGCGATCGTGGCGTAGACCTGGCGCCACGGGAACTGGGCTGCCGAGATGCCCTCCTGCGGCGTGACGGTCAGCTGCTGCCACTCGGAGTAGGCACCGGCCTCGCCCTCGGTGTAGATGATCGGCTCGACGATGGAGACGCCGCCGTTGATCTTGCGGACGCGCCCCTTGCTCATCATGTAGTTGAGCAACGGCCGTCCGTTGAAGATGTTGTCGGTCAGCGTCTTGTGGTAGTTGTGCATCGTCGTCGTCAACATGTCGTCCCAGTTGACGGGAAGATGCGATGGGTTGGCTGCAACCACGGTGGGTCCCTTCGGGGGAGGGGCCTAGGTCAGTAGCCGAGATCCTTCTCGGCCTGGGCGAAGGCCTCTGCGATGGTCATGGGCCCAGTGTTGGTAGGCGCCGGGGACGTGCCCGCTCGTGTGGCGGAGCCCCCGTTGCCGACCAGCTGAGCAGCATTGGCCCCGGCCTGCTGACGCTGCTGAGTCTCAGCGGCGCGCTTGGCCTGGGCCTGCTGCTGCAGGGTCATCGCCCTGTCGAAAGCGATGTTCTTCCAGATCAGGTCGAAGCCCTCCGGGCCCATGCCCCGCTGGAGTGCTGTCGACACGACCTCTCGAACGTCGTTCTCGTTCAGCTGGTACCTCTGCTGGATTTGGCCGATCGTGGTCCGCAGGGTCTCGTGCGCCTGACGCTCCTCCCACTGCCTGGAGAGCGCCTGGTTCTGGCGCTCCAACTCGATGAGCCTGCGCTCGGTCGGGTCGGCATAGGGGTTCTCGTAGTCGTCGTAGTCCGGCGCTGGGGCCGGGGCCTGGGGACCGAAGTCCACGCCGTACTGCTGGGCAAGGAGTCGAAGGGTCTCGGCAGGCTGAGCTTGCAGTGCTCGCTCGACGGTGAGTGCGTACTCGGCCTGCTGGCGCTGTTGCGCCAACTCCTGTGTCTTGCGGGTGTAGTCAGCCGTGCGGCTGTAGCCCGAAAGCGCTTCGCGTAGCGGAACCTCCTCGTCCTGACCATCGACCTTGACGCGGACATAGCGGTTGGCTACGTCGTCGTCGAGCTCGAGGTACGAACGCTCTGGCTCCTGCGGAACTTGATCGTCCTGTCCCTGCCATCCGACTCCCCCGTCTTCAACGGGATCGGGTGGTACGGGCTCCCCTTCTGCGAAGGGATTGAAGTCCGACACCGCGAGTCCTACTTCCTGGTTGCTCTGTGTCGCGACGTATTGAACGCATCAGCCGCCCATTTGTGCAAGTAGCTCGGGCGGTATCTGCGGCGCCTGGCCCATCGGCATCTGCTCGATCGGCGGTCCCTGGCCCGCCAAGTCGGCCGGGATGGGCATGGCATCGGGCTGCGGGGGCGGACCCTGCGGGGGCACCTGGCCACCGGGCGGCAGCTGACCCTGAGCGTTCGGGTCCTGCTGCATCATCTGCTCCTGGGGCCCGTTGAGGATCGTCGAGGTGTCCTTGATCCCGAAGCCGTACTGCAGCACGTAGCGCGCCAGACCGGCCGGGTTGACCACGCCGACCTCGACGAACGGAGCCATCGCATCGACCAGCTGCAGGGCAGACTGCCGACGGAAGGCCTCGTTTCGAGGCTCGGTCGATCCGCCCTCGACCTCGAAGTCGTAGCTGCCCTGCAGATAGTCGGCGTCATAGTTGACCCACGCCCGCCCCGCCACCGAAGTGATCCGAGCCACCTGCTCGCCGGTCACGAACTGCTGCATCAGGGCGATGATCTTCTCGCCGCAGTCGGCGAGGAAGCTCTCGATCTTGGCCAGCTTGTCGCGGCTACGAGAGTTGGCAGCGTCCTGGATCATCGCCGCCTCGGTGGCGGTGCGGCGGATCGCCGACTCCGGCTGGCCGCGCTGGTAGTCGCTGACCCCCGACACCGTGTTGATGTCGTCCTCGATCAGCTGGGACTGGTTGTAGAAGTCGGGTGGCGTGCCGATCGAGGGCAGCGGGGCGATCAGACGGCTCGGGTCCTGGTCGCCGAGGGCCGGGACCATCGAGTTGTCGACGTCGGACTCGAGGGCGCGCACCCCGTCCTCGTCGAAGCCGTCGCGGGCGTAGATCCACTTGCGAGCAAAGCGCTTGCGGTGGTTCAGCATCTGGTTGCGGGTCTCGTTGAGCTCCAGCTGGAGGCTCTCGATCGACTCGATCTCGCCCATCGGATAGAAGTTGTCGGTCACCTCGTAGTTGCGCAGCATCAGGAACGGATGCCCGCAGCTGAACGGGATCGGCGCTGGCTTGATCAGGTAGGCGTCCTGCGGGGTGCCCTCGTTGGTGACATCGCCGTCCAGACAGAACGTCGAGACCTCGTTGCGCTTCAAGTCGTAGAACTCGATGATCTCGCAGTAGCTGATCGCCCCCTCGTCGGGGGTGTCCTCGTTGGCCCGCCCGTCCTCGTCACCCTGGCCCATGCTGATGAAGCGCTGCTGGCTGGCGATCGCCCGGCGCGCCTTGGGGTCGTAGCGACTGTCGACCTTGGCGTCCTGGATCGGGCGCCAGATGCGCTGAGCGATCCAGCGCATCTCGCGCGGCAGGCGGGCGTCGGGGTCGACGAACATGTCGTAGACCGATATGCGCTCGAGGTAGGGGCGGTCGGCGATGACATCGGTCGACTCGCTCTCGACGTTGCCGGGCATCGGCACCCGGTCATCGATGCCCTCCTGGTCGCCCTGCTCGATCTTGTTCTCGGTGCCCATCTCGCCGGTCGCCTTGACCTCGGGCGGCTTGGTGAAGCGGTAGCCGCACTTGATCCAGCCGTGCCCGGCGAGGATCCAGTCGTCGACGGCGAGGCGGATCTCGTCCTGGAAGTGGTGACAGCGCCAGAGGTAGTTGAGGACCTCCTCGACGATCACCGCCATCGGAGCGTTCTCGGGCTTGCGAGCGTTGACCACGAAGCGCGGGTTGTTGATGGCGACGGCCGGGGCGATCACGTTCTTGGTGGCGAACACGAGGTTCACGACGAGACGATCGTTCTTGTCGGCGGCGGCGTACTGCTTGCCCCGGTAGAGCTCGATCATCCGGTGCCACAGGTCGTCGTAGTTGTCGGACCGCCACTTCTTGGAGCGGTCGACCTCGTCGCGGCAGAACGCCAGCTTGTCAGTCAGCTTGAGAGGCGGCATCAGAGGTGTCCCTCGCGCAAGTAAGCATGGATGGTGGTCT